GATCGGGTATCCGAGATCGAAGAGGTAGTGTTCGATGCCGATAGTTTTCAACGGGACATCATTGAGCTTGCGGGTCATTTCCCGTCCTTCCTATCATCATGTCAAGTGCGCTCAGCACGATGATCCATTTGTTTTCCAATATTCCGAACCATGCGGCGGATTCGTATCCGCTCGTGGTTTCGAGGAGCCTTTGCAGGATGGTCTTGCACTGGCTGATGTCAAGATTCACGTTTTCCTGCATCGTATTGGCTTTGGTCGCATACCATCGTGCTTTCCTGAGGTTTTCCAGCGGTGTTCCTTTACTGTTGTACCTCCACAAGTATTTGATGACGTTGCCGGTACAGAAGGACTGGTATTGGGCGATGTCAATGCATTCGTAGCCGATATTGCGGTCGGTGTAATGCGTTGGGTGGTTGATGTTGTCGGTCATTTGTTTTCCTTTGCTTCTTTTGCGATTCTGGCTTTGGCTCGCCGGATGCGTGCTCGTTCGCGTTGTTTCCGGGCGTATTCGGCTTTCTGTTCGGCTGTCATCGCGTGGTAGCGCTCTCTCTGTCTAGCGAGCATCGCTTCTCTCCATTCCTGGTCGGTGTGGTATCGGGTTCGTGCGGATTCACGTTTCTTCTTCAGTGTCGAGGGTTTTGAATGGTATTCTTTCTGTTTTTGGGCGTATCTGTCGGCGTGTGTTTCTCTCCATTTGCGATTTGCTTCGGTTCTTTCTTCCTTGTGTTTGTGGTAATACCTCCAGTCGCTGATTTTGCGTCGTTCGTCCGCTGTTGGTTGACTGTTGCGCATTTCATTTATCCAGGCCATCGTGTCATCGTCGTTGAAGTCGATGATGATTGGCTCTTTTTTCTTGCGGCTCATTGTCTTTCCCTTTTTTAGAGGTAGATCGTGATGAGGTTGGTGAGGTCTTCTATGGTGATGTCCGTGACGGCTTTGTCGTACAGGGTGCTGGTTGCGATGGTGTTTCCTGCCCCGTCGTACAGGGCCATGTCGATGAGAGCTCCCTCGACTGGTGTGATACACAGTTTCTTGTCTGAGTCGTGTTTAGTGATTTCGTATGAGGTCCCGTAGTCGTTGAGGTCGGTGGTTTTTGTCGTGTAGTCGTTTCCGGTGGCGTTTAGCTTGTCGGAGATTTCGATGGCGAGGGTGTTTGGTTCAAGGGTCATTTGTGGTCCTTTCGTTTTGTTTGGCGGATTGTCAGAGGTTGTGTTTGATGTTGTCGATGATGACGCCGAGGGGGATCTGTTCGTTTTCAGAGGATCGGTAGACGGGCTCGTATTCCACGAAGTAGCCCCTGTTTGGGTCGTCGTGGCCTATGGCTATTACGTCGTCGGGGTCGTCGTTGTTGTTCCGTGTGATGTACATGGCGCTGTCGGAGTCTTCCTTTGTGATGATGATGGTGTTTTCGTTGGCGACGAGTTTTTCGTCGTATTCGGGTGGTAGGCATCCGTTGAGGATATGGAATAGGGTTTGGATGTTTGTGTTCTTGTTCATTTTGGTTCCTTTTTGTTTGGTGGCGTGGTTTTCCTTGCCTGACGTTTAACACTATACCCACATACGTGATGCGACACGCCGAGGGTATGGAAAAAGGCGGCACGCTGTTGCACGTGTCGCCTTGGGATTGTCAGAGGCCGAGGAGTCTTGCCATGTCGACCGAATCGTCGCGGAGCTTCTTTTCCCGCCTGTCAGCGCCTTTCACTTCGATTGGCACGCACATTTCAAGCAGTCGTGAATAGATGCGTTTCCTGTCGACGGAGCTTGGAGCCTTCAGATCGGCTTGTGTGAGGTTGGATGTTACGATGAGTGGTTTGCCGCTCCGGTATCTGGAGTCGATGATGTTGAAGATCATTTCGTTCATGTAGGATGTGTCGCGTTCTGCGGCCAGATCGTCGATGACGAGCAGATCAAGACGGTTGAAGTCGTCGAGGTAGCGTTGCTTCCCTTCGAACATTCCTTGGAGGGTGTTGGTGATCCTTGCGAAGTTGGTTACGAGGCATGGATGGCCTTGGCTGATGAGTTCGTTGGCGATACAGGCTGCTGCGTATGTTTTGCCGGTACCGACAGTACCGTATAGGAGCAGTCCTTTGCCTCGTTTCTTCATTTCGTGGAAGTTGTCGACGTAGTTGTGGGCGATGCTCGTGGTCTTCGGGTCTGTCCCGTCGTCGTTAGCGAATGTCCAGTCGGCCATTTCGCTGTCGGGGAAGCCGAGTTTGCGGAGTCGGTTTATTTCGATGCGGAGGTTTTGCGCCTGTCGTGCCTGTTCTTCTGCGTTCTGGCGTTCACGTGCGCAGTTGCAGGGAGTGTATGGTTTCTTTTCCTTGCCGTCCCATGTGGCGATGAAGCTGCATTGTTTTGGCGTGTGGCATTTACCGCACATTAGGAGGCCGTCTTCGTTGATGTAGTCACCTTCTTCGTAGTGGCTGTTTTGGATTGCTTCGCGGACCATGGTTTCGATGAGGTTGGTTTTCATTTGTGGTTCCTTTCCTGCCGTCCGGGATAATGTTACCTCACGTATTGCCGGTATTGTGTGCCGGCGTGTCGTGGTTAGAACCAGCCGTTTTCGCGGGTGCATTCGGCTACGTGGCCGTCGGCGTCCTGTGCGATGGCTGCGGTGTTGGTGTTGGGTCGAATGGTTGTTCGGGCGTTGAGGTAGCCTTCGAATTTGTTACCGAAGAGTGTGTCCGGGCGGAGGAATTTTGCCATCTCCGGGTTGTTGAGCCAGTCTGCGCATTTCTTGTCGATGACCAGTTTCATGTCCTCGACGGTGAAGCCTTCCTTGAGGCGGGCCTTGACGAGTTTGCGCGTGTTTGCGGTGGTGGGCTTGTACTGGGTGCCGGCACGGCGGTTGAGGTGGTTTACGACCTCTTCGGTGGGGTCTGGTTCCTTTGGCTGTGAGGGGGTTTGCGGTTCGTCGATGAGCGGCTGTGGTTCGCCGGCCGGAGTGCGTAGGTCGTTCACCTCCGTGGTCTGGGGTTCCGTATCGGAGTGTTCGTCGAGGGGTGCCGGGCACGTGGCTGCGTATTCAACGGCGCGGCAGCCGTACTTCGTAATGTGTGAGGTCTTTGAAATGAGGCCTTTGTCAACGAGGGAGATGAGCGTTCTGTCGATCGTGGCTATGGAGCATCCGCACCACTCGGCGAGGTATTTTCTGGAGCCGGTGAATTTGGTACCGGCTATCTGGGTGAAGCCGTAGATGACGGCGTAGGCGAGTAGTTCGTTGCCTTTGAGGTTGAGTTTGGTGCGCATCCAGCCTTGGATGGTGACAAAGTTAGCGTCTTTGATGTCCATGAGATGTCTCGAATCTTAAAAAGGAATCCCACCGACTGCTACCGTCTCCTACTCGGTGGCAATCAATGGGATTCGTACCATGTAGATTGTCTTCCCACGTAAGTGGTAGGAGCATCTTACATGGCGTATGTCTTCAGTATAGCCTGTTTTCTTGGACGACACGCCGATGCGTTCACTCTTTTTCGATGAATGAGCTGAAGAGGCTGCGATTGTAGAGAATGCCGCCGAGCATCGAAAGCCAAGCCAGCCAGGGCACATCCCATACCCTCACATCCCAGCCCTCGCAACCACCCAACCCCCACACCGCCATGGTGTGTTTCTTGAGGGAGGGAACGAGATCTGGTAGAGAGAGTAAGCCTTAAGAGCTGAAGTTCAAGAGCTTCAGATTAAGGCTTATTGACTGTTTCCGTCGGTCGGTCGGTCGCACGGCGTCGTTCATAAGAGTGGTGCATTGCTACCACTGATGCGGCATACCCCAACAGGTCGCGCTGCATCTTTGATGCGATGGCGTCGGCATCCCGGTTATTTCACCATCGCCTGTCAGGTCGGTTGAGCCAGCACCTCTAACGTGTGTATCGGCGAGTGTTAATCGCCGTCCCGTTAACCAAGCAAGGGATATGGCTGGGGAGTTTTCGTGCCTCCGCACCCAGATATGTGGTATACTGGCTTTGTTAAGCTCTACGCCCCATCATAGTACATTGTGCTGCGGTGGGGTTTTTCATTATGTCATCCACGGCATTCCTCTCACACGCTTTCCACCGCACATACCTCCAGAACGCGCGTAAAGGCCACTCAAACCGATTTTCCCGTCAAACCCGATAACTCGTCAGGCTCCCTCACGACAGCCCGTTAAAAAGGCCTTTACGCACGAAAACGACGTTCCAGCATCAAAAAGCATCGAAAAGCATCGAGAACACCAAACCGTGAGAGGTCCACCCAAGCCAAGCACCGACCAACTCTCCTCCATGCCCTAACCCGATCGAGTGTCGGGACCAAGGCCCGAGGGGCAGCATCGAGGTGAAGCCCGTATCCTCCTCCTTGCTCAGAGCCATGGAAGAAGCTTTGAAGCATCGAGAGTATCCCCATGGCTCCACTCCGTGATCACCGAAGCCTTCAAGGCTTGATATCGGAGATTGGTTTCGGGTTCTCTCTCTTTGGAAAGAAAGATTTATCTTTCTTTCTTTCTCTTATCTATATCTATCTATATCTATCTATCCATATCTAGCTATATATATGAGTCCTCATTTTGAGGTTTAGCTAGTCATCATATTGAGGACAGCCCCTCCTCATTTTGAGTGTAGCCTGCCTCATTTTGAGTGCGGGCTTATCATTCGGCAGGGGGAGGGTAGTAGAAAAGAGCCCTCGATGGCTCTCACCCCTTCTTTGTTCAGGGCCATAGAAGAAGCTTCGAAGACATCTGGCCAGCCCCCCCCACAGCTCCATTCCATGCTCGCCGAAGCCATCGAGTCTCAACGACGATCGGTCAAGGATCCCGCTCCCCCATCGGCAGAAATTGCCTTTCCCACAAGCACGCAAGGCGACCCCCCCCCGCGGGAGCCGTATTGGATGCAGTGGAAGGGCCCCAGTGGGAGGGTCATCTAGTAGAAGGATCCTTGTTCGACGCCTAGGTACCGAGGGGTCGATATCTAGCTACTGAACCCCGATATCTAGATACTGAATATCAGCCCCCAGATATTGACGGGAGAACAGCCTCATCCCTCTATTCATCGCGTCTATTCCGCCTGAAAAACAAAGCCCCGGCCGGTTCGGGGTTAAGTAAATCCGAACCAACCGGGGTCGTGACCTTCCTAGGTCGTCACGTCTCTTTGATGCTCATGCCGTATCGTCGTGCGAAGAGCTTGCTTTTAAGCCTGTACGTGTCGGTCTTCATGCCCTTCACGTCCTCGACGACCTCCTGGCCATCTTCCACGTAAACGAAATCGGCCATGTAGAAGACAGGCCGGTAATGCCTCCCGTCCACGTCAAAGGCCGGGACGAGCTCATAGCGCACCTGTCTCCTGAGGTTCCCGATGAGGCCCTCCTCCTCCATGGCCTTGAGCGTGAGATACCTGTCGGCTTCCTTACGTGAATCGAAGGTAATACCGTCCACAGTCGCCTTCTTGGCGTGATATTTGCTCGTACGCCAACCCATGGTCACCTCCCGGTGCTCCCGAAGCCGTTGCCGCCACGATCTGTCTGGATGAAGCAGGAGACCTGTTCCACCGGCTCGCAGACCACCGGTATCACGACCAGCTGCGTGATCTTGTCACCAGCTTCGAACTCATGGTCCTCGCCTGTATCGTTGTAGAGCTTAACCACGATGCTCCCGGTGTATCCCTCGTCGATGAGCCCGGTGCTTGTGATGCCGTGCTTAACGTTGAGACCGCTCTTGCTGACGAGCAGGCCGGCGCATCCGTGCGGTAGCGCCACGTGCACTCCTGTATCCACGGTGACGCTTGAGTATGCCGGCACGGTCGCCGCCACCGGAGTGCGTAGATCTAATCCTGCGTCGGTCTTGTGGGCTCGCGACGGCATGTAGGCTCCATCATCCAAGATGATTTCCATAGTGTTTCTCCTTGTGGTATGATTGCGATGTCGGAAAGTTTTTTGGTTTCCCTCTCCGACTGCCTTTCATGAGATGAAATAATACCCCACCCGGTCAGATGATCGGATGGGGTATTATTTTTTGCCGTGTTTGCATCAGCGATTGCGGTAGCCGCCGCTCAGGCTCTTGACGAGCCAGTAGAAGAAGTAGATGCCGCAGGTAAGGAAGCTGTATACGCACACCTTGATGAAACCGGGGGCTTTCTTTTTGCCGCTGTCGTCCGACTGCCCCATTACGTTGTTGATGATGATTGGCTGCTGCGTCGGCTGCTGCTGGGCCTCGGTCTGGTTGGTGTTCTGCTCGTTCATTTTTGGTTCCTTTCTAGATGCAGGATTTTTTACATCCTGCGTTGTTTTGTGATACTTACGATATCATGCTCTGTTAACCGACACGCCGAGCGGGCTACAGGACTTCACGCACTCCGGTTGCAACCATTATTAAAGCGTTATATAATGGGATCTATGAACGCTAAAGATTACACAGCAACGGTCCCCGAATACGCCCAGCGCTGGAAGCTCAACATTCAAACCGTCCGCAGATTCATCCGAGAAGGACGACTCCACGCAGTCAAGGTCGGCAGAAGCTACTTCCTCAACCCCGACGTAATCCCGGACCAGAACCCAAACAACAAATAAAACACAACACCCACAAGGCAAGGAAACCTTATGAACAGGCACAAAGGCATCGCCATCCTGGCTGCCATCCTCATCGTCCTCGGCCTCGCCTACTGCAGTAGGAACGGAACGAAAACCGTTCCAGACGTCACCGGCCAAACAATCTCCGAAGCCACCCAAACACTCCAAAAAGCCGGATACTACAATCAAACACTGCAAGACCTGGACGGCAACCCAATCTTCAGCGGCACCGTGACCAAACAGACACCAAAAGCCGGCACCGAACAATCCACCGCCACTAAAATCATATTGACCTTGGAAAATGAGCAGACAAAAACCAAGGCAAAAACCGACAAGCTCAACCAGGTCGTCAATGAAATCAAAGGAAAAAACGCCGTGCAAGCAATGAACATCCTTGAAAAGGAACACTTGTTAGGCACGGTCGCCACCAAAAACGGCACCAACGAAGGCAACCTCGAACAGCGCATCCGGGACGACGACGCCAACGGCATCGAATGGGACGTAACCGACGCCACTCCACACTTGGACAACGATGGAAGCATCGACATCACCGTCGACACCAAAGCCAATATAGACGCAGCCATTGCAAAGCAGGCGCAAGCCGACAAGCTAGACCAGAAACTAAGCCAAGCCTCCGCGCTCGCCACCTGCCGGCAGTACGGAAATCACCTCTACCCGGCAGGCTTCAAAATGCATAACTTTACCGGAGTCCTGCAACCCCTCACTCCCGTCGACGACGACACATGGTACTACAAGGTGGCCGTGGACGTAACCAACATATACGGAGTCAAAATGAAGAACCTTACCTGCGATTGCAAGGTGACCGGCACTACTGAAAGCCCGCAGGTCATCGAATTCAACGTCTACTGAACAGTCGTAAAGACATAACCTCCAGAAGGGAGACAGAATGAACAACGGAATCCAGCCGTTCGAATTCGAGCGCAATCAGGTCAGAGCCTTGGCCGACGGAGATGAAGTAATGTTCGTCGCAACCGACATCGCAAAGATCCTCGGATACCGTGACGCCGCCAACCTTACTCGTACCCTTGACCACGACGAAAAAGGTACATACGAAGTGAGTACCCCCCGTGGTGGCGTGCAGAACATGACGGTCATCACCGAATCAGGGCTCTATCGTGCGATTCTCAACCGCGAGCTCGGATACCTTGACGGAGAGCAGAAAGAATTCGTCAAACGCTTCCAACGTTGGGTCACCCACGAAGTGTTGCCAACCATTCGCAAGCATGGCGTCTACGCCACCGAAACCACCATCAACCGGATCCTCGCCGACCCGGATTTCGGCATCAGACTGCTCACCGACCTGAAAGAGGAACGAACCAAGCGAATCGAAGCCGAAAACCACGTCAAGGAACTGGAATCGAAAGCGAAGGCATTGGACGACTTCACCAACGTGCCCGACACCCTACTAATCAGGGACGCGGCGAAACTCCTCTCCAACTCCGGCACTCCAATCGGCGAAAAAGAACTGCGGGGATGGCTTAACTCACACGATTGGATATACCGACACGCTGGAACGTGGAGTGCGACTTCGGAACGAGTAAAAGCCGGACACTTGGCCATGGTAGAGTCAAGAACACACGGACGGCATAAGGACGGCAACATCTTCGCGTTCGCCCCGACCGTCAAAATCACCCGCAAAGGCTTGGTCCTCCTCCACAAGCGACTCGGCGAAACCCTCTTAACCAAAGCACTCGAAACAACCGCCCACTGATTAAAAGAAAAGGACACACCAAAATGAACGACCCGCATATCATCCTCCCGAAAGCACGACTCGTCGCCGAACCGGAACAGAAGCAGACCAAGAACGGCACGCCATACTGCCTCGTCCGCGTAGCCGCCAACGGAAGCCATAAAGATAAGAACACGCAACAGTGGATCGACCACGACACGATGTTCGCTACCATCTTCGAATACGATCAGCGCCTCGCAACCACCTACATGCAGTCACTGCACAAAGGCACACCAGTACGAGTCGAGGGCGACCTGAAATGGTCCACAGGCACCGACCGCGACGGCCAGCCACGCACCGACTTCACCATCAACTACGCAACCATCACCATGATCCTTCCGAAAGCCAAACAGCAGCAGTCCCAACCGCAGCCACAGTCCACCAACTACGCTCCACCCGCACAGCAGAACCCCTACGACGACCCATACGCCAACGTATGGTAAAAAGAAAGGAAACCACTCATGAACGATAACAACAATCCGTTCGGATACTGGCTAGGCCGCATCCTCGCCTACACCCTCACCGTACTGACCACGCTGCTCGTAACCGGAGGAGGCATCGCACTCCTGAAACTCCTCATCGACTTCATCCTCAACTAAACCCAAGCCTCTCCAACAATACGGAGAGGCTTTTCTTATAAACAGGTATAATCAGCCACATGACAGACGTAACAAGAGATCATCGAGGCCGCATTACCGGCGGCGTCCTTAATCCCACCGGTAAAGGCGGATTCCAGGAACGGCCAGAAGACCGAGGCTCCTGGACAAAAGACACCAGCCCCACACGCTGGATGCGCGAATTCAGCAAACTCACCATGACGGAAATCGACGAAAAAGCAAAAGACCCGACCTTGACGATGGTGCAGCGGATCGCCATCAGGCACGTCCTCAACGCGTACAAGGACCCGCACGTAACATCCGACTACATCGACCGGCTGGACGGCAAAGCGCGCCAATCCACCGACGTCAACGTCACCGGCTACGAGCCGCCGCGCATCACCCTCGAAGTTTTCGACGACAACCCAGAAAACAGCAAGGGCGACCAGTAAACACGTAAACTGGAAGCATGCAAATAGCAAGACCTTACCGAGACCTATGGTGGTGGCTCCACACGGAGACACCACCATATCGTTATTACTGCTATTCCGGAGGCAGAGCCTCAGGCAAAAGCACCGCAGTAGCGCAAAGCCTTATTCTCCGCGCCTCCGTACAGCCAATCACTGTCCTCTGCGCACGCGAATTCCAGAACTCCATCACCGACTCCGTATACAAGCTCCTCACCGGCACCATCGAAAGATTCGGCCTGCAAGGCTTCGAAACCCGACGTGACGGCATCGGCCACGTCAACGGCAGCAGCTTCATCTTTCGCGGCCTGCACGACAACATTCAGTCCATAAAAAGCATCGAAGGTATCGATGTCTGCTGGATAGAGGAAGCCCAAACCATCAGTCAGACAAGCCTGACGACACTCATTCCAACTATCCGCAAAGCCAACTCGACGCTGATCTTCACATGGAATCCGCTCACCAGCCACGACCCGGTCTGGACCTACTTCATTACCACGGATTCCGAAGAACGCCTACGCCAGACATGCCACTGGCACACCACATACAAGGACGTCCACCGCCTCATCAGCCAAGACGTCCTCGACATGATCGAAGCCGACAAACAAACAGCCGACTACGGGCACGTCTGGCTCGGACTGCCATACGCGGACACCGACAACCAGCTCATCAGCGACTCCATGATCAACGAAGCCCTCCACCGTACACCATCGGACGGTCCCGTCACCTTCGGAGTCGACGTCGCACGATACGGAAACGACCGCACAGCCCTCACCATCAAACGAGGTAACCGGATCGAAACCCTTGAATCATGGTCACACACAAGCATCGTCGAAACCGCCGAAAGAATCAGGCTCCACGCCTCACGACACCAGCCGATCGACATTCGAATCGACGATACCGGAGTCGGCGGAGGACTCACCGACCTACTCAAATCATGGGGACTGCCAGCCACCGGCATCAACTACGCCGGCAAACCAAAGGACCAGCAATACCCCAATATCGCATCCGAACTCTGGTTCGACTTCGCAAACATGCTCCCCCAGCTCGGCATCAACCCGCAAATACCAGACCTAGCCAAGCTCACCACCGAACTGACCACACGCAAATGGCATATAAACAGCCGCAACCAACGCCAAATCGAAAGCAAACAAGACTACAAAGACACCATGAACCTAGGAAGCCCGGACTTGGCCGACAGCCTGCTCCTCGCATGCTATGAACCACCGAAGCTCCCCTCATGGGACGTCATGGTCTGCTAACCCCACAAGTAATATACTGAAAAATACGCAATCTAACCAGTAGATCGAGGATAAAATGACCTTACTTGCCACCATCCGAGCCGGCTTCACGAGCGCTTTCGGCCGACCCGACGCCCCCCACAATACCCCCACCCCGACAGGTGGCAACGCATGGCAGCCACTCGGAGGCAACACCGTCCCCATGCACGACATCTACGACAACATCTTCCCCTACGTCAACGCCATCGCACAACGCTTCAGCACCGTCATCCCCTACGCAGTCACCACCGACGGACGCAAACTCGAACCGGCCCCAGCCGCGCTGACCGCACTATACGCACCAAACGACACCTACAGCTGCCTCGAATTTCTAAAACTCATCGCCTCAGGCATCCTCACCCAATCACACGTCGACATCCTCGTCTGGACAACTGAAGGCCCTGGCGGCAACATCACCCCGAACAACATCACCGGCTACACCATCCTCCCGGCCAACAGCCGCGTATACAACGACAATCGCTCCGACTGGTACCACCGCGTAACCATGGACCTCGGCAACGGACCACGCCAATACGAATTCACCCGCGACGAAACCATCTCGCTAAGCTACAGTCGCCACCCAAACGACCAAACACGCGGCATCAGCCCCGCCATGACAATCAAAAAATGGGCCAACGTCGACGACATGATAGCCGACTACGAGCGCGGCTTCTTCGGTAACAACGCCGTCCCGGCAGGCATGCTCGGCATCGTCTCCGAAAACACCGAAGACTTCCAACGCAACCGCGCACGCCTCGAAAACACCTTCCGCGGAGCCGGAAACAACAACGGCATCGTCTACAACATGGTCCCAGTCGACCCCACCACACACAGGCCAAGCACGGCCAGCAAACTCATCTGGACACCATTCCAAAACTCCAACGACACACTCGACCTGCAAACCGTTTCCAACGTCGTCAATAACCGACTCGCCAACGCGCTCGCAGTCCCCGACATCATCCGAGGCATCGACAACGGCCAAACCTACGCCAACGCCGAAATGGCCGAACGCGCCTTCATCGAAAACACGCTCAAACCCCTCTGCATGACAGTATGGGACAAATGGCAGTTCGAACTCGACCGCATCACAGGCGGGCTCGGCTACGGCATCACATTCGACCTCGCCTTACCAGCCCAAACCGAAGTCGAACGAGTCCAAGCCGAAACACAGCAAATCCGCGTTAACACACTCATCCAACTCGTAAACCTCGGAGCAACCGTCGAAAGCGCAGTAGAAGCACTTAACCTACCCGAAGAATACAAACACCTCAACCTACACCCGACTACGTCAACCACGCCAACCATCGCCTCACGCGAAAAAGCGGCGAAACCAGCCAGGGAAACAGACAACACCACGAACGAAACACACATTCTAACCGCCACACGCACCTACGTGAACCGGGTCATTCGCCTCGCCAGCCGCTCCCGCAACGGCCTGACTGACGACCTCGAAACCGTCGGGCAGCAATGGATCCACGACGTAAAAGACGACCTCATCAACCACCTCGCCGAATACGCCCGCAAAACCGGGCTCAAACTCGAACAGGTCATCACCGCATGGACGGAACTCCACCCGGACACGCCACTCGCAGCCGACCTCCAGTCCTACACGACAGCCGGCTGGCAAAAACTTTACGACTGGACCGACCTACCAACAAACGTGAAGGACGCATACCTCGACCATCTGAAGACCATCGCAGCCACGTCCTCCAGGACCATCACAGACAAGACGCTCGACATCCTCGCTAAAGCCGATACGGAACAGTGGCCGGCGCAACGCCTGCATGATGAACTCGCACACCTTGGCAACGAGCATGCGAAACTCATCGCACGATGCGAAACCGTCCAAAGCCAGCGACTCGGCAGCCTATATTCCGCCAAACACATAAGCGAAACACTCGGCGTCCGCCTGCAGAAAACATGGCGCACCACCGGCGACGGAAACACATGCGACTTCTGCCGACATATGGAAGGCATGACGAAACCCCTCGACTCTACCTACATGGCAGAACATGCGAACATCAGCATCAACGGCCACGATTACGTGAACGGCTTCGAAGACATGATCACGCCGAACGCGCATCCGAACTGTCGTTGCTACGAAGACTACGAAGTAGTTGAAGAATAACAAACCGCATATGGCCCCGTGATATCATAGTGCTCGTCAAGACGCCGACCACCGGCGCACCTGACGAGCACCACCACCCAATCCGAAAGGATACGACTTGAAGATTCGCAAGAGTCTCACACACAGCGGTGCTGTTGAAACAAAAGGCCGCACCCTCACATTCCTCGCCAACAGTGGCAAGCCAATGTGCGACGGTCTCACCGTGGATCTCACCACACTCAAAGCGCCGCTCGTCGACGGCAGTTTGAAACTCGTGGAAGAGCTCACGGAATCCGACCGACTAACGCTGCCGCTCCTAATCGACCACGAGCCAAGCATCAACTCCCAGGCAGGCGTCATCACTCGCCTATGGCTGGCCGATGCCGGACTCATGGCCGAGGCAAAGCTCAGCGAAGTCGACAACGGCGAACGGGTTCGCCAACTCGCCGCAGACGGATGCCTGACCAACAGTTTCAGTATCACCGTCGAATTTTCTCAAAGGCCCGGCAAGGACGGCATCATCCACGACAGCGAACTGGTGGAAATCAGCGTGGTCTACCGTGGAGCCGACCAGCGAGCAGCCTTCACAGCAATCAACAAAAGAAATGGAGATAACATGGACCCGGAACTCATGAAGAAGCTGGCACGTACCGTCGCAGAGTTTAAGCTCTCCCCGGACGAGGCTTCCACCCTGACCTCTTCCATCACCGACATCATGTCCGACGCGGTTGACGATATCACCGAAGCCGTCAACGTTCAGACCGACGCTACGCAGGACGACTCACAGCAGACCCGCTCTCCGGAAGAACCGGTCCAGTCCGCAAACAAGCGTCCGCTCGTCATTGTCAACAAGAGCAATCATACGGCCAGACAGTCCGGAATCGTTTCCTTCGGTCACGACCGTAAGACGTGGCTAGACTCTCCGGACGCCATGGCCGCCTTCGAACGCACCCTCATCGACAATGACAATAAGGGCGTTGAAGCATTCCATAAGGAATGGGCCGACACCGTGGCCCACAACATGGCCGACACCGCCTCCTTTGGCGTAGGCAAGACCGACGTGGACAAGTTCATCCCGACCGAAGCCATCACCACCATCAGCGACGCGCTCAACACGCGCGGATCCGGACTGTGGAACCTATTCCGCAAGACCGGCATGGACAGGCTCACCATCGGCGGCAATATCCTCGGACTCACCGAAGACACCCGTGCACACGGCTATCCCGTCGACTTCTACGGCACCAAGAAGAAGGACCAGACCCCGTCCTTTGTCAAGCGTGAGCTGACCGCCGACTACACGTACAAGTACATCACCCTGAACAAGGGCGATATCCGTCGCACGCAGAAGCCGGGCGCACTGCTCCGCTACATCCTGTCCGAATTGCCGAACTATATCGTTCAGACCATCGAACGTCAGGTCGTGCTCGGTGGGTACGAGGACATGGCCCACTTCCGTTCCGTCGCTACCGACGCGGCCGACAGGTCCTCCGGATGGGCCGGTAACAAGTTCGCCCTCACCTACACCCTCACCGAAGACGCGCCGCTCATGGGCTTCGTGAAGGCTTCCCACATGGTTCGAGCCCAGGGCAACAAGGTCCTCGTCTGCAATGCGGACACGGTAGCCGACCTGCTCATGTCCGCCGACGCGAACGGTAACAGCTTCATCGCCCTTGGCGGTGACGACACCCTCGCCCGCGCTCTTGGCGTATCCCAGATCATTACCCCGGAATGGTGGACCGAGGACGACGACAAGAAGACGTCCGGCGTGGTCATGGCCGCTTCCCACTACGCGTTCGTCGGCGACACTTCCGTCGAATCGTTTACGAATTTTGCACTCCAGACTAACACCAACGAATATCTGCAGGAGATCTACGCTGGCGGTGGCTTGGATGCTGAGAAGTCCGCTGTCGTCATCAAACCGAAGGCCTGATAATGAACGTTGAAATGTACTCGCGAATCGGCAGCAAGGCACTGCCGGAAGACAATAGGGGCACAGTCAAGGTCATCAACTTCGTGGACGAGGAAGGTCAGCCAGTGGCCTTCGGTCAGGGCGCTCAGGGTCCCGCTGGCCCGGCTGGTCCCGCTGGCCCGGCTGGCCCCGCTGGCCCGATCACCAAAGCCTCTCACGTTGACCCGACCACTGGCACGGTAGAACAGGTAGTAAACGCCCTGATCAACGCAGGACTGATGGAAGCATCAGCCTGACAGCCAGCCAACAAACAATTAGGTCCTACCGTTACAATTTACGGTAGGACCTATTCATTTCCCCGGAGGAAAAATGATAATAGACGACACCATCATTACCCAAGTCGGTGAAACCGTATACGACACGTGGAAAGACGCAGCATTGGCCGACCTCGCCAGCATGCTCTGCATGAGCCAACTATCACAGTCGACCACCGACCTGACCGGATTCGTTAGCGATGACGGAAAACACGTCATCCTCCCATCATGGTATTCGGCAGTTACCGACGTGAAATCCACGTACGGCAACAGCCTTGAATACACCATCGAATACTCCCAGTCAGATGCATTGACCCCAGAAGCCAAATACGCCAAGACATTAACGCTTGCCACACCGTACCTACCCGGCATGGCCCTCACGATCACCGGCATCCACGGTTTCGCAAAACTACCGAAACCACTGGCCGGCATTCTCACGGCCATCATCCAAGCAGACCAGTCAATAAGCGACCGGACGGACGACATCACTTCGAAGAAAATCGAAGACGTGAGCGTCTCCTACGCCACCAGGACACAGGCCACACTAGAACATGCCATCACCCCATACAAGGCGCTGCTGGCCACGTGGAAACTCTGCCCAACCACCACAGACGACGGGGGACTCCTTAGCATGCCGACCACTCACTACGATCTGCCCTGGTGGGCAAACGAGCAAGACTATCGAGGAGGCGACTACTCATATGGCACCGCAATGTAACCCGTTCACCCTATTCCCTGCACAAGTGCAAACAGCCTCGCTCTGGAAATACACGGCCCCCGGCCTCGACAACATTAAACTCGCCGACATTAAAACAATCATCAAACACTCCACTGAAACCGACCAGCCAGCCGAATACGGCAGCCGGATCTCCACTCGCCGCTTTCACATCCGACCAGACAATCTTCCCGAAACACTCCGCGAAGACATGGAAGCATGGCCCGACCTCATCCTCAAACTCCATAACGGGCAGGCCTACCAAGTCATCAAAGCCAGCAGAGGAGACGACATGGATATCGGCAAAACCATGTTCATCACCCTCACCGGCAACCCTTACGGACGGACCAGCCTATGAGCTACCAGCTCAAAGTCACCGCCGAATGGGCACGCAAACTCTCCACCCAACAACTCAACAAAGGCGGCGTGCGCATGATGACCGACATCCTCCGCATGGCCCGCCAAAACGCGCCAGTCAAAACCGGCGCACTACGCAACAGCGGCCGCTTCCAACAAGTCGGAAACAACCACTGGCAAATCACCTTCGGTAACGGCAGAGTCCCATACGCACGCATTCGCGAACACGAAAACCGGTTGCATCCAAACACCGTCCGCTATCTGGAACGAGCCGCCCGCACCGCAAGCTCACGCACTAAAACCTACTTCAACCTCTAAGGACGACACATGATAGACCTAGCAGTATGCATGGCCCTCCAAAACGAAGGCTACGGCATTTACGGCCAAAACCTCTTCTTCGGTACCAGCCCAATCCTCGACACCGGTACGGTCACCAGCACGGAAGGCATCTGGGTCAACGCGAACACGGTCGACATCAACGGCGACCTCTACACGGACCAGATCACCATCAGTAGCCGCCACGAAGACGTCCTTACACAAGGCCGACTCATGCTCAGACTCCTCAACCTCATCAACAACACATTCCACCACTACTGCCGGCTCACCTGCCAGCCAATCACTGACATCACCTACGAAAGCATCCGCACTCATCCAGCCACCGCAATCGACTTGGACGCCATCGACCACGAAGGACACTGGGTGAAAAGCATCCGCTTTCAAATCGACTACAAACTCGATTCGGCAACACTGTAAAATGAAAACGGCATAATACACCACAGTCAAACCGGACGCTTCAACCGAAAGGAAAAAAATGGCATCCTATCCACTCATCGGCAAGAAAACCGTCTACATCGACGACATGGTCATCCCACCCGACTATGTTCAGGATGAAGTAGGAACGCTTACCCTCACTCCAAGCACCACCGAAATCGCCAGCCAGTCCGGCACCATCAAAGTACCGAACGGCAGTTACGATGAAATGAGCTTCGAACTCAACGTCATCTGCCCCAGCGTCCGTTTCCTCGGCATGCTGTTCCCCGAACTCTACCACAACGCAAAATTCAAACGCGTCATCGGCGGAGACCTCGGCGAAACCGGTCAGGTACGATTCGGCGGCAACGAATGCGTCTCCAACACGCCGCGAGACATCATCATCCACAACGTGTGCGACGGCCAGTCCAGCGCACAGGACTTCCGCATCCCGCAAGCCCTCATCAGCGCCGGAGGTGAATTCAAAATCAGCCTCAGCGACCCATTCGTCGTCACTCTCACCGGCACCATGACCGCCAGCCCCGAAGGCGCAGTCGTCATGGGCGAACTCAACCTCGACACGCCAAGCTACTACGACGAAACCACCGGAACCATCAAACCGTCGGAAAACGCCATCACCAGTCTCACCGCCACCCCATCCAACGTCACCTGCAAAGTGAACGAACCAGTGAAAATCACCGTGACCGCCCTACCGAACGGAGCCACCGGCACCATCACCGTAGAAAACCCAGAAGCCGGAGTTTCCACCGTAGTCAACAACGGTGACGGCACTTGGACCCTCACCGCCAAGAAAGCCGGCATCAGCTCCATCGCCTTCAAATCCGGTAGCGCACAAGCCACCGTCCGCATCAACGCACAGGGTACCGTCCCCACCGCCGAACAGGCCGCAGACCTAACCCCCAAACAGAAGTAATCAAAACAGAAAAAGCCCACCACCGTTACAATACGATGATGGGCTAATCCGTCAACACAATGGCATAAAAGAGCCAACACCAATAATACCACGCTAAAGGAACACAAATGACCACACCAACCCTAACCATAGACACCCGCAAATCCTTCCGCCAACTCACCATCAAACTCGACGGCACCACCTACACCATGCGCCCACTCGGCTCAAAAGACATGCTCACCATCCTTGACAACGCCGACGCACTCGACAAACTCTCCACCGGCGAAATGACCAAAAAAACACTCGACACCGCAGAAAACATCATCTTCCCACTCGTCGCCGACCTCATGACCCCAAACAACACCTTCCACGAATGGATGACACAAACCAAACAACGCAGCGACCTCGCCTACTATCAAGCGATGACCGCCCTCTGCAAACTTATGGCCGAAAACCTCACCCTCGACATCAAAGGCTGACAACAAATGCGCTCATGGGATAGCCTCCTCACCCCCGCCGAAAAACAGCGGATGCAAACATACAAACAACAGGAAACAAAACAACCCGCTTCCCCCAGCATCCGCATCCTCGCCGAACTCGGCAACCTATACGGGTGGGAGGCCATCCACGACGCATTGGAAAACAAACTGACACCAAACCTGATGCTCGCCCTAATCAAAGAAGGCCGCCACCAACACCAAATCCAACTAGCCGAACAATACCGACTAACCTTCGAATGCCTAACAGCCGCATTCACCAAACACGGAGACCAAAAAATCAGCCGCATCATAAACGAACTCGGAAAGGAACGATAAATGGCTGACTCCACACTCACACTCGACGCCGAAATCAACACCAGCGACTGGGAAAACGGCGTCAAAACCATCCAAACCGGCAGCCACCAAATCGAAACATCCGCACGCCAAGCTTCCGACTCCATGGACGACATGGACAAAGCCTCTAACAAATCATCTAGCGGACTAGGCAAGTTTTCAGCCATCGCAGGAGCCGTCGGCGGTCTCGTGTCCACCGGAATCAGCATGGCCGTAGACGCCATAGGCAACCTCAGCGATGACATCATCGAAGCCTCCGATTCCGCACAAAAATTCGCCAGCACACTGTCTTTCGCAGGCCTAGACACAAGCACGATAGACCAACTTACCGCCAGTACGCAGAAATACGCGGACGAAACCGTGTACAACCTGTCCGACATTCGCAACACCACCGCACAATTAGCTGCGAACGGCGTCAACAATTACGCGAACCTAGCAGAAGCAGCCGGTAACCTCAACGCGGTCGCAGGCGGTAACGCAGACACGTTCAAAAGCGTTGGCATGGTATTGACCCAAACAGCAGGCGCAGGTAAACTCACCACTGAAAACTGGAACCAGTTAAGCGATGCGATCCCGGGCGCTTCAGGCAAACTACAGGAAGCCATGAAGAAAAACGGTGCCTACACCGGTGACTTCCGTGACGCGATGGCCAAAGGTGAGATCACCGCCGAGGAATTCAACAAGGCCGTCATGGACCTGGGTATGACCGATGCGGCCAAGGAAGCCGCTACCAGCACGCAAACCATCGAAGGTGCGATGGGTAATCTGGAAGCTTCCGTCGTGAACGTCGGCATGCAAATATTGGATTCGTTCAAAGGGCCCGCCACTCAAGGGATCAGCATGCTTGCCGAGGGTATCGGCAGTCTGCCTCAGGCTTTCAAAAGCATGACGTCGTCGATGATGCCAGCCTTGCAGCAGGTTGGTAGCGTGGTCCAGTCTTCTTTCGCTCCGGTCGGGCAAGTGTTCACCAGTCAACTATTACCGGCTTTGAAACCGTTCATGCAGGCTTTACAGAATCTTGGCAGTGCGATCATGCCGATCCTGAACGCGGCTTTCCAAACGTTCATGCCGGTATTGGGTTCACTGGTCGCGAACCTCACCCAGCTCGGTGCGACCATCATAAGCACTATCACCCCGGTTATCAATAACATGGCTGCAGTATTCAACGCTGTCCTACCGGCCTTGCAAGCTCAATTCACCGTGTGGGCCAACGCGATCCAAGGTGTTATCAACGCGGTCTTTCCACACATTCAGACGATCGTTTCCACTGTGATGAACGTCATCAACGCCATCATCTCCGTCGTATTGGCTGGCGTGCAAGGCGACTGGAACTCTGTCTGGGATGCCATAGGCAATCTTGTCTCGACGGTCTGGAATGGTATCAAAGCCAACGTGACGGCCGCGTTGAACGCCGTTTCCGGCGTCGTCTCGTCGGTAATGGGCGTGATCTCGAACACTTGGTCCAATGCTTGGAATTCCGTCAAGAGTTTCGTTTCCAACGCTTGGAATGGTATCACCAGTGCCGTACGTAACGGTGTCACCGCGGTCTTGAACACAGTCAATGGTATCGGAGGTAAAATCAAAAGCGCGTTCAGCGGGGCCGGATCATGGCTTGTTTCCGCTGGTAATAACATCATTCAAGGTTTGATCAACGGTATCAAGAGTGCTATAGGCAATGCCGTCGCAGCGGTCAAGGGAGCGGCTTCCAGCATAGTTAACGCAGCGAAGGGCGCTCTTGGCATTCATTCGCCATCACGAGTGTTCCGTGACGAGGTTGGTAAGATGATCCCCGCTGGCTTGGGCGTTGGTGTGGAAATGAACGAGAGTTTGGCCGTGCGACCGGTACAGGACATGGTATCGGATCTGCTCCCCGTCTCCCTGTCAGGCTCTCTCTCGACTCCAATGTCTTCTCCGGTGGCTTTGAATGAGAATAGTGGCCCTCGCGTGTCCGCTCCGATCACCGTCAATGCTTCCGATCCGACGATGGCGGCACGTGAAACAGTTCGAATGATCAATTTCTGCTACGTGTGATAAGGATATGATGGGATTATGAGCATGTTTTTTCCCGATTCCCGTGACCTTCAGTTGACGTTGAACGATTTTCCACTCTACGGTGTGGACTCGTATGGTTGCGAATGGCATGTCACGTTCCAGGACGTGTCCGGCTTGTTCGACGGTGTGGGTTCGACTTTGCAAACCAGTGAAAAGCTTATGACTGACGGCTGGTATGGTAATCTGCCCCGTTTAAAAGGTCGCACCATTACCATCGAAGGTCATATTATCGGCCGGTGGACTGAATCATGCGTAAAGGCGTGGGCCGCGTTTAAAAGCGTTCTGGACACTGCCGGTATGAGACTGTCCGCAAGGCTTGGGGATGTCGGATTTCAAATGCAAGTGTGGCAGTCGGCATCCGCACCATTGGTCAAATGGGCTGGAGTGAACATGCTTCGTTTCAGTATCGGTTTGACGTCTTTGGATCCGTGCATGTATGGGCTTGAATTAGTGTCCGGTGTTTCGGGGTTGCCGAGCACGTCCGGTGGTATGACGCTCCCCTATTGTTTCGGGACGTGCAGCGGTTCGGTATCAGCTTGGATGTGGTCCGAGGATGTCTTATCCGGCCGTGTCTTACTATCGAACGTTGGTAACGCTCCTAGTCCGGTGTTTATTCGTATTGATGGCCCTGTCGTGAACCCGCAGGTATCGCATGTCGAGAGCGGGCATGTCATGGCTTTCGACATGAGGCTCGGCATCGGCCATTATGTGACGATAAACGGCATGAACCATGAGATATTGGTTGACGGGTCCGACCCGGCTCGTGGCAATGTCGTCAGACGTGAATGGAGTCAGGCTGCTGCTGGGTCTAACGAGTGGGCTTTCAGTTCGAGTGAATATTCGAGTGACGCTCGTATGACGGTTTCTTTCTATCCGGCTTACATGTAAGGAGCATGTCATGGTTTGGGCTGATAACTGGTTTGGTTCGTCTAGTTCCGTGGATGGTGGCGCATCGTGGTCTACGACCGGGTTTCAATTCCTTTCGGTATCTTTGACCGATGGAACCGTGTTGGCAGAGTTTCCGGACTTACAGGTTTCCAAGTTTTCGTATCGTTTCGAGGAAAAGACGAGTGAGACGGTGATGATTCCGTGGCGGAACATTCCGTCTAATTGGAATGAGGCGACGATCCCGTATGGCACGGCCATCGTTTTGGTGAGCGAACTGACCGTATTATGGGGTGGTATCGTCGTCAAACGGGAACGTAGTCTGCAAGGCTCGGGACTGTCTCTTACGTTGGCGACCGTCGAACATTATTTTGATCACGTGTATGTGAAGGATCACTCGTATTCGAAACGTGACCAGTGTGAGATCGTGAAGGATCTTGTATCGAGTACGCTCACGGATCATCGGTTCACGCTTCTGATGAACGTGACTTCCAGTAGAATACTACGCGACAGGACGTATGAAGAGTCCTCCGAGAAAACGTTGCTGAGTGCCCTTCAGGACCTTTCGAACGTTCAGAATGGTCCGGAATGGTGCACGTCATGGCTGGCTGTCGATGGTGGCAGATATCGGCCGGTTTTGACGGTTGCAGATAGGATAGGTTCCGTTACTCCGGTTACGACGTTTGATGAGAGTGCGATGACGTCTTTCAAGGTTTTGGAGGATTATACGACTGGTTATGGTGCGAACATGGTCGTGGCGGTGGGGTCGACGTCGGGTGAGGATCAGTTGCGTTCTGATGTGATGACCGTGCGACAGTCTTACCGTCCTGTCATTGAATATGTGGTCCGAGCGTCGGAGAGCATTACACGGAAGGACACGTTGGATGCTCACGCTATGTCCGCGTTACGGCAATTACAGGATGGTACGAATACTGTCGACATGACGTTGGATCTGATGTCTGCGCCTGTTGTTTATAGGGATTGGAGTCCGGGTGATGTCGTCTCGTGGGATATCACTGATGATAGTGGACGTTTGGAGGGGTTCAACCATGGTGAGGCGCGTGTCGTTGGATATGATATTGATTTCAGTGGTTCTTGGACTGTTACGCCGGTATTGCAGTAGGAGGATATGATGCAAGGTAAGTTCAGGTTTTCGCTTGATGGGGTGGATGCTACCGCACGCCAGTTTTCGGAGGTCCGCCGTCAGTTGCGGGAGTTGACGGCTAGCATCGGTAAGAGCATCAACCGGTTGGGAGGGCGTGTTGCCGCCGTCGAGGGTGATTTCGAGTCGTTGGCCACTGACGTGAGTCAGAGCGATGTTGGCAGGCCTGGTGCGATAGTGGTGCCAGCTCATGGTGGCACCGGTGTTCAGAACGTGTTTGATGCTATGATTTCGTCGGCTTCTCGGAAGCCGGTTTATTGTCTTTATGATGGCACGTTGGGCGGTGATTGTTCGTCGGCGTGTTCGGTGACGAATGTTGCTGATGCTGACGGGTTCATTCCGTTGGATGCTCTCCGTCGGGTGAAATGGCGCGTGTATTGGTTCAGGGATGATTTGAATTTGAAACTTGATGACGCGCAGCCGGTTGTCGGCCTCCTTGCTGAGGATTTGGATGATGCCGGTCTTGGTTTCTTTTGCGAATATGATGATGATGGTGTTCCTGTCGGTGTTGACTATGCGAAGTTGAGTATGGCTGCTTTACGGTTGGCGCAGGAGAGCATGAGTGAGGTGGATGGGTTGAAGGGCACGGTCGAGAGTCTTTCTGCAAAGATTGCTAACATAGAGGAGAATTATATTAAGAAATCTACTGTTGGAGAGTAGCTGATGAGTATTATCATGCATCCGTTGACTGCTGTTGGTGGGTCTCCGTCTTACACGGCTGACAATTTTCGGCATGTCGTTAACCCGTTTCTGGCTCCGTCTGATGGTACGGCTTTTAACTGCGTTTCCGGCGTGTTGTATGGGGCTTCGAGCCCGTTGTGTGTGATCGACGGGTTGAAGGTCACTGTCCGACCTCATTGTGGGATATTGAGCCCGTGGGCTAGTGTCGGGGCTTACACTTATGCCATTATGAGCGATGAGACCGTGACGCTTCCCGGTCCGTCTGGCAATTATAAGATCGCGGTCATTGTGGAGGATCCGAATCATTCACAGGGGAGTGTGCCTCGTGGCTTGGTGAAAGTGTATCCGGAGTCAGCTGCCGATAGTGCGATTCCCGGTTTGGTGCTTGCCTATGTTACTGCTGGTGTTATTTCTGACGTGTTTCCTGTGTTGCATCGGAACATGCTGATGGAAGTTGCTAACACAGATAGGTTGAATGCTCTTACCGTAGCTGACGGGCAGGAGGTGTTGGTGGCAGCTACCGGCACCCGGTATGTGAGGGAGAACGGTGTCTGGCATGACACTCTTGAAGTGGTTTCCACTAATTGGCTTAATGGTAGTTTGACGCTCTTGTATGGTGCGGATTCTTGTACTGTTCAGGTTTCCGGTATTCAGATCGATAACGGCTCGTGGGCTGAGGTTCCTTTTACTGATAAGGTGAAGCAGGCGTGTCGCCCCGCGGTGGATGTTTCGGCTGCGCTTTGCGTTGAGAATGGTGGTAGTTCTACTGGCTTGTTGATGGTGGATACTGGCGGTACCATTAAGGTCACTAATAGGGGTGCTAACGGTTCGACTGGTTCTCGTAGGGGTAGTGTGAGCTGGCCGATTTCCAGACGGTATTAAGGGTTTGCCGGGTTTTCGGTTTTTTGACGAGTGCGCCACGATCGTGTTTGTTCGATCGTGGCGCTTGTTTTATGTCGGGGTCGGTTAGAGGGGGCAGATGCGGTCTCGTAGTTCGTCTGGTAGGGATGGTTTCGGGTGGCGTGAGAGGAATTCATCGTCGACTATTTCGCAGAATTCGGAGAGCCAGTGGCCTAGTTTACGAATGTAGCTGGTTTCGAGGTCGCTTGTGTGTTGTAATGCGTCTCGTGTTCGGATGAGTTTGTCTATTTTTTCGTCTTGGGCGTCGATTTGTTTTTTGAGTTCGCCTTGTGCTTCTACGAGATGTTGGTAGGAGGTGGTGAGGTTGGTGCGACGTGTGGTGACCCATGTGATGGTGCCTCCTACTGCTATGCCGGCGAGTCCGATGATGGATGATATTAGTTCGGTCATATGATTAAGTCTAGCGTAGGGTGCTTTGGTATGCTGGATGATATGAGCCATGAATTCATCGAGAACGTCGTTCTCATTCTTTTGTCGTCATTTCTTATTGGCGTCATGGTAGTGGGCGGTTATCTGCTTGCCACCGGGATTCCGGCTTTTGCCCGTTTTCTTTATACTGTTTGGTATGCGTTTACTGTTTGAAAGGAGACAGAAAATGTCGTATGAAAATATCACTCAGTTTGATAGTCCGAATTATACGAGTGGTCGCCCGTACGGTATCAAATTCATTGTGATTCATTGGTGGGGTGACCCGAATACGAATCCGACGTTCGAGGGCGTCATCAATACCTTGTGCAATCCGTCTCGTGGTGCTTCCGCGCATTATGTGGCTGAGGCTGGCCGTGTGGCGTGTATCGTGGACCCTGATGACCGTGCATGGAATGCCGGGGATGGGGTTGGTGTTGGTTCCAAGGGCAATGATATGGGTATCGGCATTGAGTGCAATCCTCGCCAGTCGGATGGTGATTATGAGACGATCGCCGAGCTTATCCGTGATCTTCGGGCGGAGTATGGTGATTTGCCGTTGATTCGTCATCGTGATTGTTCTGCGACGCAGTGTCCGGGCTCGTATGATCTGGATCGTTTGGATTGTTTGGCTCGGGGGTTTGTGGCTCCGTCGAATCCGGTGCCTGTGCAGCCTGCGACGCAGTCGGTTACGAAGCTTGAGGTTGATGGGTCTTGGGGTCCTTTGACGATGCGTAGGGCTCAGGAGGTTGCTGGCACGTCTGTCGATGGTGTCATGTCCGGGCAGATTCGGTGTATCGAGAATCAGAACATCGCCTGTTTGGAGGAGGGGACTTCCGGCAGTGATTGGGTGGAGTGGATGTCATACCGTTTCGGCATTACTGACCTGCCGCGTAATGCGGGTCCTGAGTTCATTCGTCGGTTCCTTGTGGAGATGAATGGGTTCGAGGGGGATGGTGTGATCAGTCCTGCTCCGAGCATGGCTGTGAAGGAATTCCAGAAGCGTCTTAATGACGGTATTATTTTTCACTGATTGAAAGGATTTGTTGTTTATGGCTAAGCATGTGATGTTGGTTGATGATTCGTTGTCTGGTGATCCGACTTCGGGAACCATGATCACGAATGAGTGCGCGGATGGCAGTGATAATTATGTGCCGACTTTTGATGCTGAGACGCGTCGTGTGGCGTATTTGGTATCTGGGTTGGTGGGAATTGCCGGTGCGGTGGCCAGTTTGGTGAGTGCCGTTCCGGGTGTTCCGTCGTGGGTTGCCGTCGTCGGTGGCGCTTGTGCGCTGGTTGGTTCTGGCGTGGCTGGTTTGTTCGGCGTGCATTATGCCGGTGTGAGCCGCTGATTGATCCTGGTGTGTAAAACGCCCCGCGTCCGGCTTGTTTGGCTGGATGTGGGGCGTTTTTGTATGTTTTGGAGGCTACTTCCAATGGAAAAAGTGTAGTGTGATCGGGGTTGTCATGGTGAAGTCATATCCGATGCCGTTGTCGATTTCGTGGACTGGTGTGGTTTCGACTTTTTCGATGCCGTTCAATAGGCCGTAGAGGTTGATGAACGCGGTGTAGTCTTTGATGCCGATTCGTCCGTAGGTGATTTCCGGGTCGAGTCCGTCCTCGTCGAGGATGGTGCCGATTTTCGGCTGTTGCATGATGAGGCTGATGATGGTGGTGAGGTATTTGACGGTTTCCATTTTTGGTTCCTTTTTTGTGTTGTGGTGGGTTCCCTGCTTGATATATTTATCATATCATATATGGCGTGTCACGTTGATGCGACACGCCATTGATGGGAGAATCAGTCGGGGAATATGTCCGAGCTGAGTTCGGCATTGATCAACTGCCTGTATTTCTTGAGCGGGTGCCTTAACCCGTTTTCCCACATCTCGATGATGGTTTTACTGGACACGTGAAGTCTTTCGGCGAGGTCTGACTGCGTGTACCCGTAACGGTTCCTCCAATATTTAAGCCGCTGCATGCTGGAAGTCTGCGCTTTAACAAGACGGTAGTTGACCGGAGTATGCCTGCCGTCATTCCGGATGGCGTAGAAGAGTCCTGTGTAGGCGTTCTGGCGTACTGTGATTTCCTTGCCTTCGATGGTGACGGTGAATGGTTTTGTTGCCATGGTGTTCTCATTTCCTTTCGTCTGGAGTGTTGGGGTCGAGGAGTTCCTGTGCGAGTTCCTCGCCTTTCTTGGTGAGCTGCCATCTCCAGCAGGGGCGTTTTCTGGCGCTGATCCCGGTCCTGTCGACGCGGTGTGTGTATCCTTCGCGTTCGAGTTCGACCAAGCGGCTTCTCAGACTTTGTGGCGTGTCACGGCAGCCGAGCATCGGGGCTATTGTTGTCAGGTGTTCTTGGGTGATGGGTTCCTTGATCAGGTGAAGGATCATGATCACGTGTCGTTGTGGGATGCTGCGCATTAGATTCTGCTTTCTGCTTGGTGTCGGTAGTAGGCGGCAATGCTTGTTGCTGCGGCCAGTCCGATTATCCATTTGAGGCTGAAGTGGATGTGGAAAGCTTTTGTGGCCGCTACCCATGCGGGGAGAGCCAGGTATGGGCTGAGGCACCATCCGCAGTAGGCGAGTTCTTCGAGGCTGGCTGTCAGGTCGTTGGTTTGGTTTTCAGTTTTGGCTGTGAGTTGTTTTCTGAGTTTGCTGAAGGCGTATCCGGGTCCTGGTGATAGTTGGGTTACCGTGGTGGCGTATCCGGCTGTGAGTCCGGCTGTGATGACTGCGGTCCACCATTCTGTTTTCATTGGTGGCTCCTTTCTGTGATGTCTTGTGGGCTGTATCGGATGATGCCGTCCGTGAGGATCATTGGATATTCGATGTGTTGTCCTTGGTTTTGGGCGATGAGTCTTATCAGTGTGGCTGTTTGGCTGCCTGATGGTACGACGTGGAGTTGTCGTCGTGTTTTTTGTGCTTGTGTCCGGCATTCGTTGAGGTATGTCGCGCTTTCCGGATGGCAGGTGGGGCATCCATCGAAGAGTACCCATATGTCTTTGCTTGAGGTAAGGGCGGTGGTGTTCATCAGAATGTGGCTCCTGTCATTTTTGAGATGGTGTCTACGAGGTGGAGTGCGGCGAGTTGTCGTTGCTTGTGATTGGCGATGAGTGTTCTGATGTCCTTTCGGTTGACTGGGATTATCTGGTGTCGTGCGTCGCTGCAGACGCGTGGGTCGTACAGGCTGAAGTAGAGGGTGTTGAGTGTGTCGCATACAACAAAGTATTGGAGTACTTGCGCCTTGTATTTGTCTGGTATGAAGTCGAATCCGGTGGCTTGCTGGTCTAAGGTGCACGCCGGTAGGATTCGGTCGGCCATGTCAGCCAGTTCCGGTGGAATGGTTGTTCCGTCAAGGGCTTGAATGTGTGTCATCCATGGTATGACTGTTTGCAGGTGGTAGGCGGAGCCTAGGCTTTTACATTCAATGGCCCATGTGGGGTTTTCGGTGTTTTCGTAGGCGTCTGGACTGCATGCGATTCGATTGTCTTCATCGCTTTCCCAGATGCCGCAGTCGGTGACGCAGTCTTCTTGTTGGTATCCGAGTTGTTGGATTGTGAGTTGGATGTTTTCCGGTTCGAGTCTGTGTCCTCGTTCCATTGGTGGTTCGTTGTCTGGCTGGTCGGCGAGTGTTTCGGCTAGGAATTTCCAGAATTCGATGCCGGTCTTGAGTTGTTTGTTTTGGGTTTCGGCTTCGATGATTCGTTCGTCGTATTCTTGTGCTTTTTGGTAGTATTCGGTGGTTTTTTCTGGTGTTTTCGCTGTTCTGGACTGTTCTAGTGCTTTGTTGCGGGATTCTGTGAGTTTTTCGATGTTGATTGGTGTGCGTGGTTCGAGGGCTAGGCCGCCGCTTTTGGTGCCAGTGATGCGGCCGATGCGTTCGTTGAGCCATGCGTTGGTGTTGTTTGTTTGTGATAGGTTGATGATTTTCATTGTCTTCCTTTCTTGGTTGATATTCTTACTATATCATTTATGAAGGTTGGGGGTATATCGGCGTGTCGTTTTCTTCGCTCCTTCATCGTGTTCCGGATATGATAAAAGCCCCGACGTGTGAGTATCGGGGCTTGTCTTTGCTACATTCTGTTGAGAGCATTCATGAGTTTCGTCATGTCGGATTGGGTGATGCCTCGCCAGCCTTTGACTGACCGGCTGAGTGTGCCGCTGATGAATTCACCTCGTGCTTCTGTCGGGATGGAGTGTGCGTCCATTGCTTTGACAAGTGTGGCGTACTGGTCGGCTCCGATTTGCTTGTCGGCGGTTTCGTACTGCTGCCGTGCGTATGCTCCGTCGTCGTCCTTGTCGGGGAAGATGCCGAGAATGGTGGTGAGGCTGTAGCGGCGTGCGTAGGTGATGGCGCTGCCGACTTGTTGGGGGTCTCCGGTCACGAAGAACGGGTATTCGCAGACTGTCATCTGATCGGTGTCGTCGAAAATGATGGTTTCGATGGTACCGAGGATTTGGCGTCCGTCTCCTGTGCCGTTGAAGGTCACTTTTTGGGTGAATGCGAGTCCGTGTTTCGCGAAGATCGGTTTGATGTTCTTGAGGAGTGTGGCGAGGTTGAGGTATTTGTAGGTGCGGCTTCCGGCGTTGGCGGTTTCGTCGGTGCTGAAGTTCGGGACTTCGTTGAGGACTTCAGCGAATTTCCTGTTGAGGTTGTTGGTCTCCATTTTTGGCTCCTTTTTCGTGTGGTTGTCAGTGCTTGTAGATCGGGTAGACGATGGTTTGCAGTTCGTTTTCGGTTACGTTGTTGTAGATGGTTTCGAGTGTTTCCATGCCTCCGATGGCGTATGCCTGAGTGTAGAAGTCGATGCGTTCCGGATTGTTTTTGGTGAGCGTGTAGAGGTAGCAGGCCCATTCAGCTCCGTCGTGGTCCCATTCGTAGTCTTCGAAGGTTTGTGCATAGTCGTCGAGTGTGACGTATTTGTGGTCGCCGACGTGGTAGATCATGCCTTTTGGCATGACGTTGGTGTCGTAGTGGCTTTTCCGATCGAAGCGTACGTCGATGTTGTGCATCATGGTTTTGATTTCGTCTGTGGTGATGGTGTTCATTGGTTGCTCCTTTTTGTGTTTGTCAAGCTCCTTGCTTGATATGCTTAATATATCATAAAAAGGCGTGCCACGTTGATGCGACACGCCGTAATCGGGCAGGTTCACCCGATCATCGCCCCCTGTAGGAGATGATGATTGTTAGTGCGAGTATCAGGTACGCAATCCACTCATCAGTCGTTCCCATTCCACCTGCCTCTCGTGTTCGTTGATGACGGCTTTGATCTCGTCCTTGCTGTACTGCGGGATGATCGGGGCGATTTCGTCGACGGTCAAGTCGGCCATATGCCATCTGATGATCTGTTTCCTTGTTTCCGCTTTCATTTGATGCTCCCTGTCGGTAGGATGTATTTCTTATAGTCGCGGTAGATTTTCCTAACGGATTCTTCATCTATGTCGTAGATTTCGGCGACCTTCTCGATCGGGTATCCGAGATCGAAGAGGTAGTGTTCGATGCCGATAGTTTTCAACGGG